CCGCCGGGGCATCGCCATCCGGCCGCGCCGCGAGGTCCGCCAGCGGGAAGGTGCCCACCACATCCCGGCCGCGCGGCACCCACCGCACCACGGCCCCGTCGGTCGCGTCTACGAAGTACGCCTGCCGCCAGGGCTGGAGCGCATTCCCCGCTTCCATCTGCCCGGTCACCCGGCCGCCTTCGATGAGGATCGGCTCGCACAGCGACGTATTGGACTCGGACGGGTCGAGCGGCGTGTCCGCGGTGATGCGGTTGATCACGTCCGCTAGGCTCGTCACAGCCACACCGCCGATGCGCGTGTACAGCGCGGTCGAGTTCGTGACCTCGTTCCCCGGGTGATCGGCCATGATCACGCCGCAGTACCCGTCCTCCGTGGACATGAGGCAGGTACTGCCGGTCGTAAGCTGCGGCCCGCCGTAGCTCTGCCACTCCGGATCGACGATGTATTGCCGCAGGACGTTGTCGTCGCCTATCTCGAGCAGGCGCATCGTCAAGGGGTTGGGCGGCGAGGGGAAGTCTGGCGCGTGAACGCCCCACGTCCCGAGATTCACCGTCCAGATCCACTTGCCGTTGTTCTCAACGGTCGAGCCGACCATCAACGGACCGGCGGACGCCGCCCCGATGCCCGCCCGGTTGCACACGCCGAACGAGAGGCGTTCGAGAAGCTCACCTCCGCCCAGAAGGTCGATGGTCCCCTCTGCCTCTACGACACCGTCGATGATGCGGTGCCACTGCTGACACGGGTCCAGGTAGTCGTTGCTGTCCGACGTGAGCGCGATGAGTATCCGGCCGTCAGCGGAGAGCGCGCAGGCGTGGCAATAACGGCCATGCTCGACACCAGCATCCGCGAGGAAGTCCGCCGCCGCCAACGGCGTGATGGCCGCGCCCAAGCCCTTCACCGGACCGACCGCGCCAATGGCGAGCATGGCGTCCGGTGGCGTCCAGTCCTGCCACAGCTTCACCGTCGAGCCGTCGGCATAGACGTACGTTCCCACCGAGGTATTACGGTGCGCGTAGGGCGAGACTTCGATGTAGTAGTAGTCCTCGGTGATGGACGTCGTCGGATCGGGCAGCGTCTGGGACGCAGACCAGTCGGTGGTCCATGAGTCGATCTTGACGCCGACGGGCCACTCGCTGTCCTCGTTGTACGAGACTTGGGACACGGGGCCGTTCGTTGTCCCCTTCATCGCCACCACGAACTTCAACTGCGGGATGCGCTCGCCGAAGTCCTTGAGCATCAACTCCGTGAACACGACGTACGCCCAGCCCCGATAGCCGGGCACGTTGCCCGCGCCGAGCTCGGCCTCCATCGTCGGATCGGGGAGCTGCTCCTCGTCGCCGTTGTAGACGGTGAACGGAGTTTCACCATCCTCGTTCGGCCACCACAACCGACCGTCGGCGTAGATCTTGACGATGTGGTCGATCTCGCCTACGCAGAGAAGGACCGCGAACGAGGTGCTGTACGTCTTCGACGAGACCGACGGGGACGTGTTCTTGCCGCCGGACTTCTCGCCGTGCTCGGTGAAGGGGTACTTCTGCCAGATGACCGTGCCCGTGAAGCAGTCCGTGCCGAACAGGATTGGGATCGGCGATCCGTATTGGGCGGTTTGCACGCCCTGCATCTGCGGCTTGACGGCCTCGTACTTCGGCGGGTCCAGGAGGTTGCCGAGCAGCGTGCCGGCCATCATCCCGATCGTGCCGCCAATGCCAGGCAGGATCGCGTTGCCGATGACGGCGCCGGCAAAGCCGAGGACGGTGCCGAGGCTCACTGAATGCCCCGGTAGCGATAGGCGCGCAGCACCCGCTTGCGCCAGTGCTCGTCGAGCCGCGTCTTGATAACGAAGCCCGTCATGTTCGACGCGTGGATGATGTACGGCTGCGGCTCCACCTCGACCACGATGGCGAAGTGCTGCGGGTCCTTCTCAACGAGGATCATCACCACGTCGGCCGGCTGAATCTCGGAGACGCGAATCCGCTCGAGGTACTTGTCAGCCAAGGCCACGAGCTTGCGCGGCTCCGGCGTCTTGCCGTACGTGTGGGCCTCGGGATCGCGCTCCCACGCGATGCCGTCGGCGTGTCCGCGGTCGCGCGCGATGCCGCCCACGATGCCAATGCAGTCGGTCCCGACGTGCTGCTTGCGCTGCTGGTGGACGTACGGCGTGAAGGGGCCAGGGCCGCCGGGGTAGCCGCCGTACCACGCATGCGCGTCGGCAATGACCTCGGCGCGCGTCAGCACCCGCGCACCGAAGTACCCACCCAGGGCAGCGCCGGCAACACCGAGAACGGTGCCGAGACTCACTTCCGCCCCTGCTGCACGAGAAGGTTGTTACCTCCGAGGTGCGGGAACCCGCGGAAGTTGACGATGTTGTCGAACGTCGCCTTGCAGTCCCCGACCAACTTCGAGCACCCCGGCGTGAGCTGGTAGGTGTCGCCCGCCAGGACCTCATAGGGCATGGCCAGGCCAAGCTGAATGACGCCCTCGGTCGCCTCGCGGATCTCCATCGACAGGCCGGCGTTGGCGCCCGTGAGCCACGTCAGCTTGCCGCCGATGAAGTAGGAGGTCCCGCTTGGGTGCGGCGGTTCCGTCCGCGTCTCGTCGTGAATCGTGACGTTGTCGGTATCGATCTCATCGACCGTGCCTGTAACTACAAGCGTGGGCGACCCATCAAATACCACCTTGCAACGCGCGTCACCCAGAGTAGCTAGGCACGTGCTGATCACGTTCTCGACGATCACTGCTTTGAACGCGGACTTCAGCGAGCGAAACTCTGCGCGGAACTTTGTGTCGTCCTCCCATACTTTGCCCAGCCAGCCCTTCTGAATCGGGATGGCTCCATACTCAGGATGCTCAGGATTCGCAAGGGACAGCAGAATCTTCGCGTTGTCCCACCTACCGATACGCAGTTCCGCAGCAGTGATGGATGTGCTCGCCAGCGGGCCTTCGATGTCAAGATTCGACACCTCGATCGTTGCCATGAACTCAATGTCTGAAGCATCCGGCGCCGCGCCCGCCACGTACTCAATCGCTCCGACGGTTAGGTTCCGATTTCCCCCGCAAAGCGCGAGGTCAGTACCATCGGTCAGCCACACCCTCATGAGCCACCAATACGGGGTCCGGCCGCTGTCGAGCGCCGATTGATGATCGGAACTGATCGTCAGCACGTCATACCCTGATCAGCTCTATGGGGATGTTCGACCAGCCCTGGATGAAGGTCTCATCTTCACCATGGTCCCGGTCGATCAGCTCGCCGCGCATCTCGTCGGTGCCGAAGATGCAGGGGCAGTCGAACTCGCAGCGGAACGCAGACGGCGCGCTACCAGAGCCGTGCGTCAGGATCCCCGTGTTGTAGTCCAACGTCAGCCCACTGCCGCCAGTCGGGACGAACGTGTTGGCGACGATCTTCTGAAGCGTGCGGTCGAACGTCTCCGCGCCGAATCCGTAGCGCCTCGCCAACTGACTGTGCGTCGAGTCGATGGCGACAAGCGCGCAGGTGGCGGCTGTCACCTTGAAGTCGGTCCAATCCTTGAACCGAAACCCCTTGGCGCCGCCGTTCGTGATCATCCAGAAGTTGCGCACTACCTCGAACGCGTTATGCCGCCGAGCGACATGGCTTACTTCCCAACTACCCTCGGGCTGATCGGCCTTGGGATAGCGGTGTACGAATCCACTCTGTAGGCGGATGCGATTCAACGGCCAACGCAGTCCACCTACCGCGCCTCTCGAGATCAGGGGGGGGAACCGCTCTTCAATGAAGTCGGTGGCCATCAGAGCCTCCGTGCGCCGGTACGAAGCTGCTCGAGAGCGCGCCGGGTCATCTGTTGCACCGACGGTCGGCTAGACGTGTTGGGGACCGTCACATTGATCTGTTGGTTGATCGTGCGGTCACCCAGCATCGCGCGGCTTTCGCCGTGGGAGTACACGCGCTCTCCGCCGCGGAACTGGACTAGCTCCGGTCCCCTCTCGCCAACCAGCGCGAAGCCACTGCTCGGCATCCCGCCGGTGGCAAACGCTGGAATATCTCCAGGTATGATCCCTGGCGTTCCCCCGGGGCCTGCAGATCCACCGCCGAGAATCTTCGCGAGCACGCCGAAGATGTCGGGCCCCGCGCTGTTGTTGCCGCCGAAGATGGCGTTGGCCAGGTTCTGTGCCGCAATGCGCGCGATCTGCCTCGATATGCTGTTAGCAAAGTCCGCGAACGCTTCCTTTGCCGACTTCGCGCCCGTGGCAAAGTCCGTGAACGCGTCGGCGAACGTGTCACTGAGCATGTTCTTGACGTCCTGCAGCGTCCTTGCCTCCTCGGCCAACTGCTTCGCGAACGATCGGCCGCCAAGTAGACCAGCCCTCTCGCGTAGCAAGTTGATCTGAATGCGGAGCGCCTCGGCTTCCGATTGCCGAAGCGGGTCCAACTCGGCCATGGCCAGCGCCTCTTCCTTGATCGCGATGGCGTTGTCCAACCGCTGCTGTTCGAGCGCGTCCCGAACGCCCTCCCCGCCAACGATGATGGCGATCTCGTCGCGCAGATCTTCATTGGCCCGGACTATCTGTTCCGCCTCATCTAGAAGTGCGTCGACTCGCTTGCCACGTTCCTGATTAGACCTTTCGATCGCCTTGGCTTCATCGTCGTACCGCTTCTCCAGATCCTTGAGCCACGTCTCCACTTCCTTCGCCGCGTCGATCTCTTGGGCGTACGCAAGCGCCTGGTCGATCTGTTTGCGTGTGGCCTTCTCGAGCCGGCCGTCCTGTACCTCGCGAAGCACCTGCTCTGCCGCCGTGAGGTCGAGCGTCTTCTCGACTTGGTCTTTCAGAGACTTGATGTACCGCTCGGCGTCGCTGATCTGTTCCTTGGCAGCCTTCGATTCCTTCGCCCCACCGAAGCCACTGGGCGCCTGCCCCTTCAGCACCGGCGGGCCAAAGTCCATCTCCTTCGGCCCCTGGATTGCCTTCAGTGTCGTGAGCGCGCGCTTTGCCTTCTCGATCTCAGCGGTCATCGCCGCCACCTCGCCGGCGAAGGCGGGCTTCGATGACGAGGTCGTGGCCTTGTATGCTTCGAGGCGGTCCGTGAGGGACGCGATGTTGCGCTCGAGCGTGACGATGTTCTCGGAGATCTCTCCCTGCCCGCGAAGCGCGTAATCGAGGGACTGGAAGAATCCGGACCCCTGACCCTGAGCGATGCGGAAAGCCTTGATGGTGTCGGCCAGTGCAGGCACCACCCCTGAAAGCAGGATGTCCTTGAATGCCGTGGCTTCAACCGTCAGGCGGCGATATTCCTTGCCGAGATTCTCAGCGGCATCAGCCTGTTGCTTCGTGACGGTCGCGCCAACGTCCTGGAGCTCGGCGATGTCCTTCAGGATCGGCAGAAGCGAGGCCCCCGACTTGCCGAACAGGGCGACCGCGATGCCGACCTTGTTGACGCCGTCCTCGTATGTCGAGAGCTTCTGCGCGATCTCTTGAAACGCCTGCGCGGGGTCGCGCGTCGTGATGCCCAACGCCTTGAGGGCATCCTTGGCCTTGGAGGTTTCCTCGTCGGTCCCCGCCATGCCCGCGGAGAGCTTGTTCAGGGCCGTCTGCAGCGTCCCGATGTCCGTGCCAGCGATGTAGGCCTGATTCCTGAGAGCGGATAGCTCCTTGACGCTTGCTCCCGTCGAGTCGGCAAGGTCGTTGAGCGCCTCGGCCTCGGCGATGATCGACTTCGCGTTCTGAAGGAACACGTCGCCGAGGTACAAGCCGCCAACCGCGCCGGCGACGCCCCGGATGGTGTTCTTCAGGGAGTCGACATCGCGACCAAATCCGCGCGCGAACTGCTGTGCCTGGTACTGGGCCTTCGTCAGCCCCGAGGTGAACTCGGCAGCATCGAGCCCCAGCTTGACGAGAAGCGCGCCAAGTACGTTACCCGCCACGTTTCCTCCGCTTGATCACGACGCCACCACCGCCAAAGGCATCGCGCATAGATCGCCCAACGCGGTCGCGGTTAGTAACTGGTTTGGCTCCGGGCAAGTAGTCCGCGAGACTTCCTTCGGTCCCCGGTTTCTGCATGTGCACAAGGTCGAGGATCAGAAGGATCCGGGCGAGCAGGTACTCCAGACGCTGCATCGGCAGCCCCTTCTGCTGGACGTACCGGCCCCAGTCACGAAGCTCGCGCTCGCTCATGCGCTCACCAAGCTCGCGCACCGTGCAGCCGATCATCGGCGCCAAATCCATCATGAGAATTTGGCGCCCCGTCAGTTTCCCGAGGCGGCCCCGGCTTGGAGGATGAGATTGAGGTCGCGCTTACGCCGCTTCGACAGGAACGCGAGGTCTTCGGCATTGAGCGGGTCGAACACCCGCTCGCCGGACTCGTCGCAGATGACGATGGCCGCCGCGAAGGCCGTCGGGTCGAGATCGGCCAACCCGCCGAGTCGCTCCTTGGCCTGCGCGGTCCATCGGTCCGACTCCCCTGCCGTCGGGTCGCGCAGGTAGACGGTGCCCCACTTCGGCACCTCCACGCTGCGCACGTCCTCCGCCCCGTCCCCCGCCATGCGGGAGCGAATGTCAGCGGCGGACATCAGTCGATCACCGTGACCGGCGCACCCGTTGCACGGAACGTCGCGGACCCTGTCCACAGGCCGCCGTTCTGGCCCTGCTCGCCCGTTTGCTGGATGAAGCCCAGCACGTAGCGCTCACCGCCGCCGTTGGGCAGCGAGTAGTGGATGGCGGTCTTCTCGCCCGATTGCTGGAACGCGTCCAGCGCTTGCTGCACCGTGGTGGAGGGCGCGTAGTTGAAGTCGATCTGCGCCGTACCGAAGTCCGGCAGGCCGATCTCGAACTCAGCGAACGTCGAGCAGACCGTCGTCGCGGGGATTTCCGGCGAGGCACCGCCCTGGCGGTTCAGGCCAGTGACTTCGCACCAGTCGGAAAAGACGCCCGGGTAGGCCAAAGCCGTGCCCGTGAACGTTCCGTAGCTCGCGGAGTTGACGCCGAGGAGGCTGAACGTCGTTCCGTTGAGCACCTCGACGATGTAGGCGCCCTCGACCTCCGTCATGCCTTCGACGCTGGCGAGCTTCGTGACGGCGATGTCACCCGTCGCGCCGAGCGCGGTCGTGGAGTCGACCGTCACGACGGCGGGGTTGGCCTTCGAGATGGCCGAAACCGACATCGGCCCCGGAGAGGCTTCGTC